CAGGTCTTGCACCGCAAGGAAGTACGGCTGACTATCACTATCGAGTCGAGCAGCACTATTACGATGATATCGAAAAAGCCCGCGACATGGACAGAAACGATTCCATCGTCGGGCAAACCGTAACCAGGGCCGTCGATAATATCGTGCAAGAAGGTTTTACGGTCGAACCGCAGACCGGCGATGCTGCCGTAGACAATGAGCTATGGTCTCGGTGGAAAGAATGGGCCGAAAGCTCTGACCTTTGCGATGCACAAGCGGAGTTCACTTTTCACGACTTCGAGCGTTTTAACTGTCGTTCGATGCTTGTCGATGGTGATATCGTTCACGCTGGCACTGAAGAAGGAATGCTTCAAGCTTGGGAAGCTCACCAAGTTCGAACCTTCACGACCCGAGAGAATACCATCTTTGGCGTGACGATGGACGAGCTGCGACGCAGAACCAGTTATTGGCTGGTAGCCGATCCAATCAATCCGAACCGTGCCAAGAAGCAAGAGATTGAACTACCAGTCCGAGATGAAGACGGCAACCGGCAAATCTTCCACGTCTACAATCCAAAGAGGATGTCGCAGACTCGCGGGGTGACAGCGTTCGCTCCAATCTTTGCAGTTGCCGGAATGCGCGACGATATCGACTTTGCAATGCTCGTTCAGCGTCAAGTAGCTTCCTGTTTTGCGATATTCCGCAAACGTCAATATCTCCCAGAAGTTCCGCACCTCACCCCAGGCTACGGAGAAGGAACCACCGAAATAAGCGGCACCGGAGAGACTCGGTATATCGAAAACATTGCACCAGGGATGGAAGTCATCGGGCAGCCCGGTGAAGAACTTCAAGGCTTTTCGCCAGATATTCCGGGCGGTGGATATGAGTTCCAACTCAAGACAATCTTGCAGACCATCGGCACCAATCTAGGTTTGCCGCTTTGCTTAGTGCTCATGGATGGAAGCGAAACTAACTTTTCAGGTTGGCGTGGTGCAGTCGACGAGGCACGCAAAGGTTTTAAGAGTAACCAACGCAACTTAATCAAACGATTTCACGAGCCGGTTTGGCGATGGAAGGTTCGCCAGTGGATTGAATCGGATGCGGCACTTCGGGCCGTTTCGCAGCGTTCCGATATTAGTATCTTCGGTCATCACTGGTCTGCACCAGTATGGCAATACATCGACCCGGTTGGTGACGCTCAAGGCGACCAGATTCGATTGCAAAACGGTCTGATTTCTCCAAGACGGTTGCACGCAGAGAGAGGTCGAGATTGGGAAGTTATCGCAGATGAAACCATTGCTGATATGGAATACGCGATAACCAAGGCCAAGCAAGCAGCAAGAAGAATCAATGCACAATTTAACGATGCTCCAATTCACTGGCGTGAACTGATTTCGCTGCCGATGCCAACCGGCATCCAGATGACGATGCAAGACCCGCAAGCCTTACAGCAACAAGCGGAACAGGCAGATCAAGAACAAACGCCAGCACCTCCAACAGAGGAGCAAGCCTAATGCCTTATTCCGTTTCCAAGTCAAGCGAGTGCTCTGCTAGTAAGCCTTGGGCCGTCCTCAAAGAAGATGGCACCGTAATGGGATGCCATGCAACTAAGGCAGCAGCAACCGAGCAGCAAAAAGCACTTTATGCAAACGAACCTGAATTGCAAGCCAAGTACGAATCGATCGACTTCACGCCACCTCAAGGTGTTCGTGATGAGGCTGAAAAAGGTCTAGCGTGGCGACGTGAATTCGGTCGCGGTGGAACCGGAGTCGGGATAGCACGAGCACGAGACTTGTCCAATGGTGTCAAGATTTCTCCGGACACCGCAAAGCGGATGAAAGCCTACTTCGACCGTCACGAAGTCGACAAGCAAGGCGAAGGCTTCTCTCTTGGTGAAGATGGCTTTCCTTCCAACGGACGAATTGCGTGGGCTTTGTGGGGTGGTGACGCTGGTCAATCGTGGGCTAACAAATTGGTGCGACAAATGAACGCCGAAGACAACGCGAAAGCATTCAAAGCGGAAGCATCTGCGAACGAAATCAAACTCTACGGGCCTATTGGTTATCCAGGCATCACGGCAGCAGATTTTAAGAACCGACTAGAAGCAGCAGATAAGTCTTTGCCTTTGGTGATTCGCATCGACAGCGAAGGTGGCAGCGTATTTGACGGAATGTCGATTTATGACGCAATCACTGCTTGGCCTGCTGGTTCAAAGGCTATCGTTGAATCGGCAGCTTTCTCGATTGCCTCGTTTATTCCGATGGCAGCGGATACCGTCGAGATTACCGAGAACGGTTACGTGATGCTGCACAATCCGTACACGATGACGGAAGGCGATGGCAACGACCATGAGAAGATGTCGGAGCTACTTAAGAAGCTTCAATCTTCGATGATTTCTGCCTACTCGGAACGCACCGGAAGAAGTGAAGAAGAAATCAAGCAAATTATGAACGCCGAGACTTGGTACACCGCATCGGAGGCTCGTGACGCTGGTCTGGTTGACCGAATCTTATCGACTAAGAAAACAAGTCGAGTTATCGAATCAAGAGGAAATTTGCCGCAGCGGGTTCTTGCGTCGCTCAAAGTGAGTGGCGATCCGTCCGGCGATAGTGTTGTGCCTGTAGGAGATTCCGAAATGGCAACAGAAAAAATCGCTGCGACTGCCAAGAGCATCAAAGCGAGGTATGGCAAGGTAGCATCTCCCGAGTTCATCGTTAAGGCTCTCGAAGAAGAGAAGTCGATGGACGATGTTGGAGAAATGCTCCTTGAGGAACTGATGTCGAAGATGGACGAAATGTCCGCAAAGATGTCAGCAATGGAAGAAGAGATGAACGGATACAAGGCACAACTCGAAGCCGCAAAGGCCGAAGAGCATGTTATGCCGATGGAAGAAGAGAAGCCTGCTATGCGTGCTCGTGGCGTTCAGGTTGTTCGCTCTGCTCCGGTTCAGTCTTTTAAGAACGCTGCACAGCAGTGGAAAGACGCAGTTGAGAAGCACGTAAAGAGCGGCATCGACAAAGCTTCGGCTGTTCGTCGTGCCAACAAAGAGAACCCAGGATTGCGGGCAGCGATGTTGTCCGAGTCTGGCATCCGCTAATTGCGGAACAATTTTCCTTTCGAAACCTACTAAGATAAGGCTAATAAGATGAGTCAATACGTTGATACCAACACAAAGGCTTTTACTGCTGGTGCTGCAATCGACCAGTACCTTCGAGTTAAGATTTCTAGCGGCGTGCTTGTAGTTGCAACCGCTGCTGACCAAGCACTCGGCACGATGGAAGTCGAGTCGTTTGCTTCTGGCGACGTTGTTTCTGTTCGTTTGAGTAGTGCTGCTGGTAGCCGCAAGATGGTTGCAAGCGGTGCAATTACTGCTGGCAACTTGGTTTACGCTGCTGCATCCGGCAAGGTTGCTTCAAGCGGAACCGTTGTTGAAGGTATCGCACTAGAAACCAGCACGACCGATGGAGATATCATCGAAGTGATGAGCGTTAGCGGTGGTGGCTTGTCTGGTAATCAGACCGCTGCTCAAGTTGCTCGCGTTCGTACCACGACTGCAAACGTCAACGCTGGTGCAACTTTGCTTCCTGCTGTTCCTGGGTTCAAGTACCGTTTGCAAGACCTAGCATTGATTGCCATCGGCGGCAACGCAGCGACTGCAACGGGTGTTCTCGTTCGCGGAACTCAATCAGCTAGCGTGGTTTCCTTGCTGGATGCCAAGGTAGCTGGACTGACACGTTCCAACTATTTGCGTGCCGGAACCGCAACCAACGGCGTGATTCTAGCTGACGGTGCATCGTTCGTTGCCAACGACGTTAACACCGCGATCACGATTATCAAAGACGGTAGCGACCTAGCGACCGCGACCCACATCGACGCATTGATTACCTACGTGCTAGAAGCAGCATAGTAGTTGACCCGTTTCCCCCGCAAGCACTACGGGTGAGGTGCTCGCCCACGGTGCTAAGCCCGTAGTGTTTCTTCACAATCAAACAAGCAAAGAGAGAATAATAAGATGCCTTCCCCAAGCACAAGTTTAGCAACCTTACGTCCTGACCTGGCTGATAGCCTGATGGAATTTGACCTGGCAATGGATCAGCGAGGTTACATCTCGAACCGAGTATTTCCGGTAGTAGATGTTCTTTCGCAGGCCGGAGTCTTCGGCAAGATTCCACTCGAACAACTCTTGCAACAGCGAGACACCAAGCGTGCTCCTGGTGCTGGATACAATCGCGGCAAGTTTACTTTCACGACCGGCTCGTACACTTGCGTTGAGTACGGTGCGGAAGAACCTGTCGATGATCGCGAAGCCGAGATGTATGCCGAATACTTCGATGCCGAAGTCATCAGCACCGCTCGTGCCTATAACGCTGTCTTGCGTGCTCAAGAAGAACGTGTTGCAGCGTCGGTGTTTAACACCACAACATGGAACGGTGCAAGCCTAACCACTGGCATTACTCACGAATGGGACGACGCTACCAACTGCGTTCCACTCACTGACGTTGAAGCAGCAGTCCAGAAGATCTACGACAACAGTGGTCTTTGGGCTAACGCTTTGATTATCAACCAGAAGGTGTTCCGTAACTTGCGTAACTCCGACCAAGTTGTTGAACGCATTCAATCGGCTGGTGCTGGCGATCCAACTAAGCCTACCGACGTTACGGTTGAAATGTTGGCTCAGGTCTTTGATTTGCCATACATCTTGGTTGCTGGTGGCTCCAAGAATAACGCTATCGAAGGTCAATCGGCTTCTCCGGTTCAGATTTGGTCGGGTGAGTATGCAATGGTCTGCAAGATTGCAACCGGAGCAGACTTCCGAGAGCCTTGCATCGGTCGAACCTTCCACTGGTCGGCTGACGGAAGTGCAATCGGTGGTTCGATTGAAAGCTACCGCGAAGAGCAGACCAGAAGCAGCATCATTCGCGTTCGTCACGACGTGGATGAAGTGGTTCTATACGCTGAGGCTGGTCACTTGTTGAGCAACATTACCACCTAATTATGACGAACCGCTTTGCATTGCAGATGGCTAAGACAGGTGCTCTTGGATTGCTTCGGCAGTTCGGGGAGTCTGTCACCTATTACCCGCTAGCCGGTAGTTCTCGAAGTGTAACCGCAATGGTTTTACGCGATGAGCTATCGGTTGTGCCGGAACTGGGTGATGTGCAATCTCAATCAATAGTGGTTCGAGTTCTCAACAATTCGACGACTGGGATCTCGTCGACTGAAATTGAGACAGGTGGAGATGAAATAGCGGTCGCATTGAGGCTAGGAGAGACTTCAGTGCGACGTGCTATTGTTCGAGTGCAAGCAGATTCTACAGGGTTCTTAAGGTTGCTCTTGCAATGATTAAATTTGGAGCGGCATTAAAGCAAGCTGATGCCATGCTCAAAAAGCTAGAAGCAACCAGAGATGAATTGAGACTTGCTAAACGTGCTGCAATCAACGCCACAATTAAAGGAATGCGGCTTGATGCAGGACGAATGATTAGAGCAACCATACAAGTTACAAAACCGCCAAGGAGCAAAAAGACACCAAAGAAAATTATTGAATCTCGTATCAAGCTATTCTTCGCGAATCCTCGTGCAATGAGTGACGAGATACCAGGCGGGAAACTGTTAATCAAAGATATCAAGATACCGATTCGATGGTTTGGGCCTAAACAAGTTCCAAAGGTAGTTAAAAAGCCACCAGGTTCAACGAAAAGAAAGACCGGAAAGAAGAAATCGATAACGACCGCAAAAGTTATGAAAGGCGGTTCAAGAATTATCTATCCGAAAGGGTTTGGCCCAAATACTGAAAAGCTTGGCTACACGATTTGGGAAAGGCGAGGAGAACACAGATACCCACTGAAATCATCAGAGGGAGTTAATGTAGCAGAAATAATCAAAAAGATTGGCGGAGAAAAGCAACTCCGCGCAATGGCTCATGTACGACTACGAAAGAACCTCAAACGCAGAATCGACCGGATTAAGTTCGTTAAACCAAGACAAAAGAAATGACCTCAGCGATACTTTCAATACCCGAACGAATTGCACTCGAAATAGTCGAAAGGCTTGAGTTAATCAGCCTCGCGGCTTCGTTCGATTTTGATGTCGTCGATGTCATCCGACCTGACAGAACAGCACGCAATTGGACTCCGAAGAACTTTCGAATCTTGGTTGTTCAGGGTAGTGAAGACCGATTGCCAGAGCTTGACCACGAAGGCAATCCTCCGGCGTGTGCCTATCAAGTTGAATATCAAATAAAGATGTTCCTGCGAGACCTCGACAAAAGCGAAACACCGCACGCAGTTTCGGAGAATCGTGCTGCCGGTAATATCCGCAAAGCAATAACGAATTCATCGGACTGGTACACGTTTCGAGACATTGCACTATTTGCCGAGTTTGGAAGTACCGAACCGTTTATCAGTAATGAAGGCGACCACCAAGGCGTTAGCGTGCCTCTGACAGTTACCTACCGTTCCAGCGAAACCGACCCATTCGAAGTTAGGAGATAATATAGATGCCACTGCTCAAGAGAATACGCACGCTTGCCGCAAAGGTGGAAGCAACGCCAGGTACAGCAGAAGCCTTGACTGCTTCCGAAGGTGTTTTCAATGCTTACGACGTGATGCTCCAGCCGTCGATATCGCTTGAAGACAGGGAAGGCAGCGGCTCATTCAACTACCTTACCGCAATCCCTCAAGGACAATCGGCAACGCTGACTTTCAAAACCGACCTAGCTTGGGATGGCAGTGCAACCGAACCGACTATCTTCTCTGTTCTGATGCCAGGTTGTGGTTGGACGGAAACCACCAACGTCTGGAAGCCACGCAGTGAGGCACCAGGAACCAACGTCAAGACTTTGACAATGGGTGTCTACATTAACGGCGTTCTTAAAACAATTAAAGGCTCAGTGGGTTCTTGGGTAATGACCCTACCGACAGGCCGAATGATTACTATTGAATGGACCTTCACTGGCGTTTACGTCGAGCCTACTGATACGGCAATCATTGCACCAAGCTATCCGACCGACTCACCGCTTCGGTTTGCATCCGCGACCGCTTGCACGTTTAATAGCGTCGCAATGAAGGTCGAGCAGATAACCATTGACGCTGGCAACGAAGTTGTGATGCTCGAAGATGCAACTCAAGCATCTGGTTTCATTCACGGCATTATCACCAACCGTCGTCCGACGATTACCGCAAACCCGGAATCGGTACTGGTTGCAACTCAGAACCGTCATAACATCTGGACGACCTCGACCGCCTACGCTTTACAAATCACGCTAGACGGGCCGAGCACCTCGACGCTTGGCATTACCGCACCGAAGGCACAGATTATCAATATCCAGGAAGGCGATAGAAATCGAATCGTTACCGACGAAATCGAATTTCTTTGCACCAAGAATGGTTCAACTCAAAACGAAGAACTGTATTTCACTTTCACCCCAACCTAAAAGGATAAAAAGTGGGCAACTTTTTAGAACCAGGCGAAGAGTACACACTAGAGGCAAGCTTCGGAAATCTCAAGTGCAAGGCGTTATCGTTTCGGCAGCAGCGGCAGCTTATCAAGCTGATTAAAGAAATGCAGACCAATAACGACCCGCTTCGAGCAATGGACTTAATCGAAGAGGCACTGACGATCGGAATATCGTCTTGGGATAAACTCGAGCCGTTTACCATCGATGCAATGATTGACCTGATGACTTTCCAAGAAGCTACCGACCTTGTGCGACGGATTACCGAAGCGGGAAGGCTATCGGAGTCTGACCAAAAAAAGTAAGAATCGCGGCACTCTTGGCGTGTGGCGAACTATGCAAGGGGTGCGGCAAGGATTGCTTGGATAAGCCAACAACAGATAACGCAATAGAGATAGAAGACGATGCCGACGCGATGACAACTTGGAAGCTTTCGCAGTGTCCGCGCGAATACAGCCGAGAGATAGTCGAGTCGGTCAACGCAGCACAGTTAGCAGAAACGCACTTACCCGTTGCCGGTGGTACGCTTGACCAGTCGGCATGGTGGATTGAATTGTGGCTAGCGTTTAAGTCGAACGTAAGCCGAATCGAATACGAACGGGCAGAAAGAGAGAAACGCCGTGGCAGACGTTAGCATAGAAGTTAGTGCTCAAGACATGGCAAGCAAGGTGCTTAACGATATTGCCAAGCAAACGCAGGTAATGTCGAAGAGCGTTCAAGATATGTCTCAGAAGGTCACGGTTAGCACCAAGAACATGGGACAATCCCTAGCAAACGTAGGTGCTTCACTAGGGCCAATGAAAGCAAGTATTGGTGGTGCTGCGACAGCGTTCGGTTCACTCACAAAAAGCTTGCTGCCTTTGGTTAGTGTTGCACTAGCACTTAAAGCGGCGTTTGCTGTCTTTGGGTTTGCAAAAGATTCTATCTCTGCTTTCATCGAAGCCGGTTCGCCAGCAGGGAAAGAGCTGGGGCAGTCACTCGAAATTGCATCGGTTGCCATTAACAAGCTAATGCAAACCGTCGGGGCGGTGCTTGCTCCTGCAATTCAAGTCGGTGCAGAAGTCGTCACTCAATTTGCGTCGGTGTTCACCGCAATCCTCGAACCAGCAATATCTAGCGGGCAAGGTATGGTCGATAGTCTCCGGCCTAGCTTCGATGCTTTCTTGCAAAATGTCATCGCAGTTATTGCCGGTGCAGAAGTAGCGTTTAGTAATCTTGGTCAAGTCTTCGAGCTAGCCAAGCTTTCGCTTGAACTTCGAATCACGAGCATGATTGAAAACGTGAAATACGCTTTCACAGATGTCATGCCAGCGTACCTCAAATGGTTTGCCGATAACGCCTATAACCTTATCCGGGATGCTGCTGTCGGTGTCGCAACTATCCTACAAAACCTTGGGACTAACCTCGGTGAATTCGGTGCGGCTGTCTACTCGTGGATCTCTTCAGGTATGCAAGGCGGTGTCGAGGGCCTCATGGGCAAGCTTGGCGAAACCATGATGGTAGGTCTAACCGATGGGTTCGAAGCTAAGACGCAAGCACTTCCTGCGATCGCTGCTAGGGCACTCAGTGCCGAAGAGCAGAATCTTGCAATGCAAATCGGAACGATAGGCGGAGACCTCGGTGCACAGTTCAATGAACGCTTCCAGCAGCGTTTAGCGGATATGAAGACGACTGTAAGCCTACCCGAACTAGCACCAGAGGCCAAAGGCGAAGAGACCGCAAAGAAGCTTACCAGCGGGCTAAGTGCCGTGGCTGATAGCCAATCACAGATAGCACAGCAGTTATCTGCAACAGAATCACGACTACTAACGCGCGGGCCTAGTGAAGGGCCGATGCAATCGGTAGCACAAGCTTCCCAAAAGACGGCGGAAGCAGCAGAGAAGACACAGCAGTCGAGTGACCGCATGGTCGAACTCTTAGAACAACTTTTATCGCGTAACTTCATTGTAGCGGAGGCAGTCTAGTGACCGTTATAGCCGTCAATGAAATGTGGTCAAGATTCACCAGCGGTGTCTCTCGGCAAGAGAAGAAGAAGTCGAGAACGATTCGTCGTGCTTATCAGGTGGTTCACGGAGTCGATACCGATGCAGGCGATATTGAATCAGCGTCCGGGATTCCGAGAATCGGTGACTTCTTCCCTGGTTTGATTTACGTTTACTGCGACTCCATCGAACTATCTAGGGTATCTCCGATAATGTCGGTAGTGGCTGTTAGCTACAAAGGTGAAATCGGGCCGGACGGAGACCAAGATTCGCCACTCAACGCACCTCCTGAAATCTCGTGGAGTGACACCGAGACCGACGAGCCAACCGACGAGGATATCGAAGGCAAACCGATTGTGACTGCCAACGGTGAACCGATTGACGGCGTAACGATGAAAGTTGCCGATAACATCGTAACGATCAAGCGGAACTTCCTAACCTTTAACCCGTACGTGACCGGGCTTTATCGTCACTCAGTTTCTAGTGATACGTTTCTTGGCTATCCACCGGGCACGGCAAGACTGATTCGCTACAACGCGAAGAACGCTTTTTACAATGACAACCAAAGCTACTGGGAAGTGACAGGTTCAATCCAGTTCCGTCTAGGCATCCGAACCAGCGATGATAAAGCATGGTACAAGCGGGTTCGTCACGAAGGATTTTACGTCAAGGAAACTGACCCGTTTAATTCATCGCAGATTGTGGTTCAGGCACGCGACGGAAACGGCAAGCCGGTTACTCGTCCGGTGCTGCTCAAAGCAGACGGAACCCGCGAAACCAATCCCGATAATGCACACTGGTTAGAGTTCCAGGTTTATAGGTCACTTCCTTACAATTCACTAGGGCTAACATAATGGCAGATATCACGATTACAGCAGCAAACGTCAAGGCAGGCTCCTCTGCAACTCGGGTGCAACTCGTGCAGGCAGGTGAGGCAATCACCCAAGGGCAACCGACCTACTTGGCTTCGGATGGCAAATACTACCAGACCGATGCCAACGATACAGCGGTGAAGGCACAGGCGAAAGGCATTGCGGTTACACCGGCATCGACGGACGGGTACTTCCTTCTCGGTGTCGATGGACTCTTAAACCTCGGTGCAACGCTTGCCGTAGGTCAAGTTTATGTCTGCTCTGCCACGAAAGGTGGTATTGCACCCTATGCCGACTTAACGACTAATGACTATGTTACACTTTTAGGTGTTGCCACAACCACGGCACTCATTGACCTGAATATCGTAATCAGTGGGGTTCAGAAACCGTAATGAGTCGC